GGCCATCTTCAATAGGAACGCACAAGAACTGACCATTACGTAGTCTTGGTGCATACCAAATAACATCTGAATAAATGTCTACGATTTCTATTGGGAGAAAGTTAGGAGCAAATGATGATAAAGGATTGAATGAAAACACATCAAAGCCTCTGTCGTTTAAAGAAGATAATGATAGAGTTTCTAAGTCTCCACCTTCTTCATCGCCAATCAATACTGACCAATCAACAGGCATCTTAATCTGCTTGTCGCCAATCTGCAACACAACTGCTGGTGCATTAAATGACTCTAAAAAGATTAAAGGTATATAATAGTAATCCACAAATGACGGATTAGAATTATCTAAAATAGCGAATCGAAGATCATCAATCTCTTCGGGTAATGTTTCCAAATTATAGAATTGGTCTTCTAATGTTAATATTCTCATGTTGTTATTATAACTGCTCCTTGCAGTGTAATCAATATTATTGGTGAAATCATTTGTATTTTAATTTCTCAACTACAAACGGATAATTTGCTTCTCTGTAAAAAGCCTTTCTCTGGGTTAAGTGTCTTTTAGCAAATCTACATGAACTTGTTATGTCCCAGATTTGAACAAAGTCTTTATCTTCTGCTTTACGAATGCCACGACCGATAGACTGTATGACACGAACAAAACTCTTGCCTGGTTCAATGAGTACAAGATTAAAAATCCTAGGAATATTGATACCAGTAGAAGCCACGCCGTAAGTAGCAACAATGATTTTATTATCACTAATGGCAACATCATCATATTCTTCTTTGCGGTCAACAACTTTCATTCCTCCTGATACAAATACTGCATCATCTAATCGTTCTACAAGTGCATGTCCTGCGTTGATACGATCAACAAGAATCAAAGTGTTTCCTGATTGTTGTATCGAATCAATTAGACTGGCCATCTTGTCTAAACGTTTTTCATCACTAAGCAAATGCTTTAGTTCACTTTGATAGTTACTGAACTCTTGTTCATCCTGTAACTGTACTATGTTCACGTGACACTTAGCAAGTACTCCTTTATCTTGCAACTCTTTTGCAGATAGTTTATTAATAACAGGTCCCAGACTTATTTGTAAAGCAATTGATTCATATTTTGCTTTAGGTACTGTTCCTGTTAGTCCCCATCTGATGGGAACATGTGACATGACTCCTGTTAACAATGCTTTTAATGCATCTGCTTTAGCCATGTGTACTTCATCGACAATCACACAGACTACACCTTCGATAAATTCATCTATAGTGCATACTGCTTCACCTCTTTTAGTATTCTTTAATAGAATATTGAGAGATTGCCAAGTACAAATAGTATGTTGTTTGAAGTATTCTTTTCTATCACCAAAATATACTCCTACATCTAAGCCCATGTTGATATAGTCTTCTTCTGTTTGTGATACTAAACTTTTGTTAGGAACGATCACAATACTACGACCATATGATTCTACACTCTTACTTAGTGCCGCAGTCATAATAGTCTTTCCTGCCCCTGTAGCCACTTCTTGTATCGATTGAGGGTTCTTTAAGAACTCGTTAATGACTTCTACTTGATAGTCTCTTAACTCAATAGACTGTCCCTCACAGACATGTCCTTTAGGCCAGAGAACATCTTTAAATGTATCTTTCTGAACTTCTGTAAAGTTGAATTGCGTTTGATATTCACGCATGTCTTCCAACTCAATAGAATAGTTCAGTTCTTCTAAGATTGGAATAATGTCTTCTAGTAAATTAATAAATGTGGAACCAGCAAGGCTACAATAACTAACCTTGCCGTTCCATCTACCTAACTTTACACTAGGCATATAACGTGCACCAGGAACCTCAAACTCAAATTTTTGCATTAGTGCCCTACGTGCATCTAACTCAAGTCCATCAATCTTTAGATTGACTTCATCTTTAATTTTTAGTGTTGCGATTCCGGGCATTCGATTAAGGCCTATATTGTAATGTTAAGAAGTATTCCAAACCACCTGCCGAATAGTTAGGCGTCATTTCAAATTCTCTATCTAGTATATCTCTTATAGTAAAAGATAACAAGTAATTAGGGAATGCTTTTTCAACTTTGTAATCAAGTGAATTAACATTATCTAACTTATCTGCCCCATCATAAGGACCAGGCTTTCTGTCAAAAAGTCCTGTATATCTAAATGAAATATCATAACCACCTAAATCAGTTGTTGATGATACAACAACTCTGTACTTAGGAATACGAGGTTGATCAGTGTCAGTATAGCCTAACATCAAACCAATATTAGTAGTGTTTAATCTTTCAATTTGATATGTCTTTCCATATCTTATACCTTTTGTATCATATGATCCTGTGTTAACAAACTGCGAGTCTGTGAAACTATAATCAATACCTTCACTAAACTTATATTTGAAAAGAGTCAGTCTTTTGTAACCAATCTCATAACCAATTGCTTCTTCAGGGTCTAGTGTTGGATTAGGTAGTGTCCAAGAGTCACCGTTTAACTCATATAGAGTTGGGTTACGATATGATGTACCAAAACTTGAGAACCAATTACCTTTTTCATGTCCTATACGATACACAAATGCATCTTCACTTAAACGAAAGCCAACATCAAAGGTATTAAAGTTACTTAAAGAATAAACTGATAATTGATTTTGATCAAAGTCAGAATACTTTTCATACTCTACCGTTCCACCTACTAATGTATTACCAATTTGATGTCTAGTATCTACATAGGCTCTTTCTGCATCACTCTTAAATGTTTGCACACCTTCTGTTTTATACTCGGTATCATTAAATGTATAACCAAATGTGTAGTTGTCATTCCTTAATGACAAGGTACCTTTATTTCCTGATTGTACGCAATCATTAGTCTGTGAAAAAGATGCTGTATAACAATTATCATAGTCGTATTCGTATGTTGTTCCAGATACGTTTACTTTCCAGTCACCAAATTCTTGTTGACCTTTGACTGATATATTATTATAACTATCCTTTTCATCGTTGTCAGTTCTGACACTATCATTGTTTACATCAAAGTAACTAAGGTTTATACCGTTGCTTGTATGACTTACAAATGTTTGATCACCTAACCTAATAACTGATCCATCTTTAAGATCATCAGTAATAAAAACAGTACCACCTAAACTTCCAGATCCATATAGAACTGAGTTAGGTCCGTTTACTATTTTTACTTTTTCGTTGCCTGTAGCAAAGTCATGTCCAAAGTCGTACCATCCACTGCCGGCATCGTTTGCTGGCACACCATTTCTAAAAATAGTTGTGTGTATCGTTTGAGTACCTCTTTCATTGTAACCTAGAAAAGAACCATAACCCCCTGAAACAGTTGCCGCGGGCATTATTGTTTCTAAGACATTTACATCTGTAGATGGATCTGATTCCGTTTCATATACAGTTGCACCTACTACTACAATTTCTTCAATCTCTTGTGCTTGTAGTTTATTTGCTACAAACATTAACATCATTACTACGACTATTGCATAGAATGGTGAAAAGTTGATGTGAAAGTTTTTATCTAAATTATTCATTTTATTGTTACAGGTCTCCTGTTTGTTATAATTATAATTTTGCCATTTCGATTATCTCCATGACATTGTTCTGGTTCTACGATTGAATTAAATTGCACCAAGACAGGTACACCTTTTACAGTTGTTTCGTTGTGATCATCTTCAGGAAGATCAAACAAATCTCCGCTCTTATGTATTCTTAGATTATGATTAGCAAAAGCCTCTCTACATTCTTTAAATACTCCAATACTCTGAGACTCAGTTTTCGATATATGTGATCTGTACTCAGGAGTTCCTCTCCCCAATACTAAATCATTTACACCAAGTTCAACAAGCCATTCACAACAATCGTTTATTGCATCTACTTCTACTTCCGTAATGTAGTTTGCGGCAAACTCTAGTTTAGGATCATCATTGATGATTGATTTGTCTATTTTTATACCAAATTGTGAGATTTGATATAAACATTTTGCACTGTTATCTAAAGTTACATCGGCTAGTAACTCATCTAATATTGCATTAGAATTGACAACAGTATATTGCCCATCAACTAAGACTAGTGTTGGGTCTTTGTATTTTACAGTTTTGGATTCTAACTGTTCAATAATATTTTTTATTTCATTATGATAAACAGTAGTAAAAAACTGCGGCAGAATTTCGTAGGCTAATTTTAAAGCATGAGTAGTTGGACTTGATTCATATCTTTTTCGTTCAGTATTCCACACCCACATTTGAGTATTATCCTGAAAACTATCTAGTGGAAAATAGGTTGACATTTCTTTTCTAAATTTAGATATAAAGTCTTTTTTAAAAGGTACTCTAATAACCATTTGATTTGTACTGTCGTCCCAATCAACGTTTGCATTTGTGTATTTGGGAAGACTAGGTACAACTACACACTTCCACGGTAATGATTCTATATCATCTACTGCATAACCGTTAGTTGCAAATTGTTTTTTGTATTTGTGTAAAAGTCTATCAAACAATTCTGCTTGACCAGATGTAATCTGTTTTTTATCATGCGATAAGGATTGCATATTAGATATGAATTTATAATCGTAATGAGACAAACTAATAGAAGTGGTCATCATAAAAAAGATAACCTGTTCTTTAGATGTAAATTCAACTTTCATATTTATATTATACTTCCTTTTAACCTATTAACCTATTTAAATGGTAATAAAAAAGGGGACGACCTCAGCCGCCCCCAAACTCCTGACACAGAGTTATCTTATCTTCATGCAAGTTGACTCTGCTAACACTTTCCAGTTGTTAACACCAGTCACTTTGAATAAGTCAGCAATCTTAAGAGCCATTCTCATTGAGATTTCTCTAAGTTTGTGAGCATTCTCTTCCATGAAGTCAAAGATTTCTTTATCTTGACCATCGTTGAAGTCGTAGTCAGAAAACAAACCACCTTCACAATCTCTGTCTACTTGTTTGATCCTAAGCATCTTATCTCTATCACTATCGATAGTAAGATTTAAGAAGTGACACCTTGACTGAAGGGCTTCTAAGTGATCCTGCAACTTCTTAGACTTGATGTTCTCAAACTTCAAGTTAGTAATGAAGATACATGAACCCTTGAACTCAAAAGAGTTTGGAATACCTTCTCTGTTAAGAAGACTAGAATCAGAGTTCCAGCAAATCCTTCTGCTTTTACCTGAGTCAAGGGCTGCCTTAAGAATGTTAAGAGCAAGATCGTCCTGAAATACAGAGTCACAGTCATCAAACACTAAAACATTTTTAGCATCAGAGTATTTGTAAAGAACTGCGTAAAGACCTAGAGCAGTCATTGCACCTTTGACAACTTCATACCTAGTTCTGCTATTAGTCAGTTGATCGAACAATGAAGCCTTCTCCATTTGTTGCTCAACACCATATGATTTACCTACACCAGGAGGACCTGAAACAATCATTGCTCTAATGTCCCCTGCGATAGTAGCCTTAGCCATATCGTCTAAGATGTTGAATCTAGTTTTGATTCTGTCCATTGCTTCTTCATCAGTCTCAGTGACTACTGGAGCAAGTTCTAAGTTAGCATTTGCCATAACAGGTTTGTCAGTTCCCCATGTGATGTCGTTAATGTTATTAACTTTAATTTTAACATTAGCAATTTGAACTTGGGGAAACTTACCGTCATTTTTGACAGTAACAAATCCACCTCGTTTGCCTTCTGCATAACCTTTAACCAATTCAAATGATTGATTAACGATTGGTTGATTTCTGTACTCTCCGTACTTTACTGTGATAGTCTGTGTCATATTTAACTCCGTTGTGTCAGTTGTCGTTATAATGTAATTATACTACCTTTGGGTAGCAATGTCAAGCCTTTGGGCAAACTTTTTTGAATTATTTTTGTTTGCTTTTTTACTTTTCATACTATCTATTATACGGTAAAAGGACCGAAATGTCAAGCCTTTTTTCCATTATTTTGCCATTATTTCGCCTATAAGAATCAATAGGTTACGACTAATCTACTTGGATATCTTCCATTCCAGCAGTTCTGAGACGGACAATATGCCCCATTTGCCACTGTTTTGCGTCTAATCCTTTCATTATACCCAGATACTTGTTTCTAAGTAGGGCTACTTCGTTGATAAGATACTCAAAGTCTATCACTTCATCTTCACCATCTACATACTTTTCAGCATCACGTGATGTCAAGGCTCGTTGATATTTCTCTAAGTATTTTTGAAAGTGTGTTCTGCGGATCTTACGTAGTTTGATATTAAGAAGGTTGAGCACCGCTTCAATCTCTTGTAATTGATTGAAACGGTGTTCAGTTATGCCCGGTAGTGCTGATATATGTTTCTCAACATAACCAGATACCATACAATCCTTTTTACTAGATAATAGTTCAGTTTCGTAATGTGCAATGAAGTCAGGTATTACTGACAGATCATGGCTAATACGTGTATACCAATTCAAGTAATACTCCTAGTCCCACTCATCATCTTCTGAATCATCATAGTCATCTTCATCCTCTTCCCAAATTTCATCTTCGTCCTCTGAGAAGTAAGACAATGCTTCCTTGATTTTTTTATCGTCTTTAAAGGCTTTCTTAATTTCTTGTGCAGACATTCCTTCGTCAATCAAATGATTAACTAATATATCTGCCGCTTCATGGATATCACCATCTTCAATTGAAGGTCTGATAACTACCCATATTCTAGCCAAATCATTCAAATTCATATGTTATTCCTCTACTGTCTCTAATGCATCGTCCTCAGTATTTACTTTATCCATTGCACTTTTAACTTCAGAGTATTCTGCCATAAGATTATCTAAACAACCATCTTCGTTTGCTTCCCAAGGCTTTCTAAACTTGAGAACTTCTTCACCTGATTGAGTGATGTACTTCAATCGATTGCCTTGCTTAGTTAACAAGCCTGATTTCTCAAACAAGTCAACAAGACCTGAATAAGGATTCATACCTGTCTCATAAGGAATCTTCACTTGCACACCCTCGAAAGGTTTTGCATAACGAGTCTTCATTACTTTACAGCCTGCACGAATACCTCTTACTTCAGAGATTTTATTCCCTGCCGCATCTTCTTTCAGTTTCATCTTCTTCATAGCAACAACAATACTTGATGCATAGATAAAGCCTTGACCACCTGATATTTTATCATCTGGGTCAAACATATCTTGCGATGCATATGTATGATTAGTTGCAACAAGTCCAACGTTATAACTACCGAACATGTTAACAGAGTTTCTTACTAATGATGTTAGTGCTTTAGGCTTACGACCCATATCACCTTTCATGTCACCTTTGTCGAATTGATCAACATCAGTTGGTGTCAACATCATACCCAATGAGTCAATTACAAATAACACTTTAGGACGTTCTTCGTCTGCCATTGCTTTGTAATCTTTCATAAAGGTTGATATAGTTTTTGCTACATCGTCAATCATACTCATGCTTAACTTAAGAAGTTTTTCTTCTGAAGTGTCAACTTGTAATGCTTGTAGCCATGCTTCATCAAGTGCGTTCTCTGTGTCAATTAAGACTACAAAGATGCCTTGATCTTGTGCTGACTTTACAATGTTGCCTGCG